GTTTTGATCTTCTGCCATAGCCATTTGCTGTGCTGACTGTATTATTTGTGGATCTCTTATAACTATACCTGAATATTTTAATATATTAAGTATTACCTCTGTTTGATCTGTGTTATCTATTTCAAATTGAGTTGAACCAAAAGTTGTTCCACTGTATATACTATTGCTAGCTAACGTAACAACGGCATTGGTTCCACCACCGCCTCCTCCACCTGCTTGAAATACTGTAGAATCAAATGTCAATGTATCACCAGCTGCAAAACCAGTTCCAGATTCATCTACATTTAAACCTGTTATAATACCGTTTGAGTTCATTGTCATTGTAAACTTTAATCCAGTGCCATTACCTTCGTAAGTTATACCATTAGAAGATGTAGTTAAACCAGACCAAGATATAGTAGTTGGTTGACTAGATGTTGCTACAAAATTTGTAGTTAAAAAACTAAATAATCCGTTATTTATTATTGGTAGACCTGTTGGAATATACGGGTTACTGTCGTATATATACTGCTAGGTTTTCTTATATATGTTACTGAAATATCTGATTGTATAGAACTAGGTTCTACATATAGCTTTGGAGATGGAGTAGTAGCTAACTTGTCTTCGTATGAATATACGGGAAATGATGTTGTTGGTTTTGTTAAAGGTGAAAGTTTTAAATATAATAAATCGTTTCTTTGTACTCTTTCAGCTTCTATTGATTGTTTATATATAACAGTTCCTAATCTATGAACATTAGTAGGCGTTGTAAAGAACTTATTTACACCGTCCCAAGTGCAATCGCCTTGAGTTTTAAATATAGATATTTTATCATCTATGTTTTTTACTCTATCAGCATATTCTGTTTCATCTTGACGTACACGTAAATTTTGGTTCAAGTCTTCAAAATACTTTTCAAATATTTCTAACTGAACTTGTGTGCCTGTTTTATTAAATTCATCAGGAGTTATATAACCTCTTTGTTCCTTGTTTAATATTAATAAAACCGTTTTATAAACTTCATTTACGTTTATTGCCATTTTAATATTTTTAAAAAAAAAGGGTGGCGATAAAACCACCCTTAATTATAATCACTTGTTATTTAAGTTTTTTATCGATAGACTTATAAACTTCAAGTCCTTCATCTGTTTGGAACCAAGCAGCCATAGCTGAATATGGGTTCTCATCAAAAGGAACTGTCATTAACTTTCTACCGTTAGTACCCCAAGTAAATGTTCTTTGATCTTGAGACAGTTTAATAATACCTGACTCAGTTGCATTAATAGCAAAGTTTCTAAGTATTACGTTTTCGTCTTCTGCTAAATCTAAAAACAATTTAGGGTTTCTTTTAGCAAATATTAATATATCTCTTTTTAGTTCTTTAGAACTTAAGCCAGATACAGCTGAACCATTTTCAACTCTTAATATCGCTTCTGCTTGTTCAATGTCCATTACTGAAGCAGCGTTTAATGCTTTAATTTCAAACTCTATCATATCTAACTCGTCAACAGCTACAGCTTTTTTGTCAAATTCATTATAAACTTTTCCTTTAGCTGGATGGTACATAGATAATAGTTTTTGTAATTGAACTTTTTCTTTTGGTACAAATAATGTTCCATCTTCAAAAACAATATGCTCTAAAGTAACTGGTCCTTGCTGCTCATCAACAAACACAGACTTTTGATTAGTTGCATATCTTAACTCTCTGTTATAACCTTTAACTGGATCAAACCAAAACATTGGATGTCTAGGAGTGTGTCTTGAAGGAATTTTAAATGTTAATGGTTCTTTTGAACCTCTTAAAAAATCTTTTTTTACTTCAGGAGTTGCTGGGGCTTTAGCCACAGGCTTTTTCTTTTCTTTTGTTTCCATAATATAATATAATATAATAATTAAAAAAGACCCCGCCGAAGCGGGATCTTGTTATCTTGTTTTATTAGCTTGCACCAACAGTTGTTGATAAAACAACTTTGCTTAACTCAACGTTAATCATTCCTGATCCACCGCCTATTAATCCAATAGCTTCAACTAATGCTTGAACATCAGCTTGTACAAATGAATCTCCAGCAGCAGTACCTACAGGCGCTATAGAAATAGTATCAGTAGCACCATCGCCACCCATATACGTTACATCTATTTGCTTAGCGGTATCAGTGCTAAGTTTTACTGAACCTACTGATTCAGCAGGTAGTATATCAAAAGCTCCATCGGCTTTTGGTAATTTTACATATCCCATTTTCTTTATCTTTTAAATGTTAATAATTATATAGTTGACTTAAACAATACGAAGTTATTCGCAGCTTGAGTAACTAAACATCTTTCAGATAAGAAGTGAACTTCCATAGCATCAAGAGCAGAAGTATAAGCACCACCTACAGAACCTGTAATCCAGTTTTTATATCGTCTGTCATCAGTTTGAGAAGCTCTATATCTTACGTGTAAGAAAGGACGTCTAATGTTTGATCCTAACATTTGATCATAAACAGTGGTAGTACCAGCAGGAACCATAACACCATCAATATCTTGTGTTAAACCTCTAGTAGTAGCATCGTTTAAGTATTTCCAGTCAGTTTTGTAAAAGTCATAAGAACCTCTTCTAAATCCTGAAAAACCAAAGTTAAGTGCCATTTCTGACTCATTGTCAAATAAACCATAAGAAGCAGCTTGTGTACCAGCATAACCTCCGCCAGTTTTCTTCAATAGCTCCTTGCTTGTCAAGTTGCTTAAGAATAGCATCAAAATCACCTAATGCACCAGCTCCAGGAGCAGCAGCACCAGCAAAATTTTGCCATACATTACCTCTTTCTTCAATAGCATCAAACATACCTTGAGTACCTATTGGAGCAACTCCATTAGTACCGTCGCTAGTAAACTGAGTATTGCCAGCTGTATAATCAAAATCAGCAACACCAGAAGCAGCAGCAGCTTTAACACCTTCAACGCAAGTCATTTCTAAGTAATCTTCAAATCTTAGTCTTGTTTCAGACTCAGCTTTTAAATACCACATATAACCTGATGTTCCATCTTCAGTAGCAACTTCAATCCAACCTATTTGAGCAGCATCAGAACCTGATACTTCAAATTTATCTTTAATGATAACTGGATTATTTGCGTAAGTTTTTGGAGTAGGCTCAATAGACCCAACCATTTGGTTAGTTCCTTTAGCAAACTCTGAACCATAAACAAATAATTTTAAACCAGTAGTTCCTAATCCAGCAGCTCCTAAGTTAGCAGCTTCATAGGGTACAGCAGTAATAGTTAAACCTGAAACAGCTACAACTAAAGCTTTTACAGTTGTAAAACCATCAGCTACAACTATAGTTTGATTTACCCTTACAGCATTATTTGATCCAGCAGCTAAAGTTATAACGTTACTAGTTCCAGCTCCTTTTGTAGCGCCTTCATAAGCAATGTGTAATCTATTTTGCTCAGACCAAATTACTTGATCAGATGTCATAGGCATTTCAGCGCCTACCATTCTCAAGAAAGCAGATAAAGTTCTGTTTCCGTATCTTTCTACTTCAGCTTCATAAAGCTCAGGTAGATATTGTTGTGTCCAAGTCGAAAAATTAGCGTCGTGAAAATTGATATAGTTATCAACCACAGCTTGTTGTTTCGGCATAGGGACAATTGATGGTGGAAATGCTCCGCCACCTGCAGAATTGTCTAAAAATCCCATTTTATATTTTAGTTTTAAGTTTTATTTTTTTATTTTATTTATTTTTAACTTAGAACTTGTATCGCCAGAAATAGCTCTTACTTTAAAACCATTTAAATAAATATCACCTGGAACCTCAGTTCTAGCGTCTTTACTTATGTTTTTTGATTTAGCAGTAATATCTTTTACAGCATCACTTTTACCTTGCTCATAAAAATGAGAAGCAATAGTGTCGATGTTTCTAGCTCCATATATAGCTTTGTGGTATGCACCTGGATCATTAACTGTACCATCTTCGTTTAAGAACTTCTTAATAAATGTTGTTAGATCAGATTGCGCCTCGGCAACTTCATTAGCATCTTTAACGCCGTATCTAAATTTCTTGTCACCAACTTTGAAATCAAAACCTTTGAAATCATTAGTAAAATAATCTTTAGTTGCAGTTTTAAAGCTCTCATGACTTTGCTTTGCTACCTCTTGTTCTTTGTTATATCTATTGAAAAAATCCATTGCCTTTTGTTGTTCTTGAGTAACGCCCGGTCTCAACTTGATCTCGTCGTAATACTTCTTTTTCGTTTCCTCCAAAAAGTTTTTGGCTTTTGCAATTTCTTCTTTGTAAGCAAGTTTCTTTTTCTTTTGCTCACGTTCCTCAGCTTCTTCAGGATCAAAGTAGAATTTATCTTCTAATATAAAATCTACTTCTTCTCTGTCTAAGTGAGGTTTAGTCTGTTTGTAGTATTCTCTAAGTAAAACATCTTCGTCAACGTTAGTGTAGTCTCTATTTAACCTAACATAGTCTTCAACAGTACCACCAGTTTCTTTCATAAACTCAACAAGTTTTTCTACGTTCTCTGGTAAATCAACTTTTTCAACTACTGGCTCTGGTGTTTTTTCAACCGGTTTTTCTACAGGAGTTTCTTCTTCTGTTATTTCACTTATAACAGTAGTTTCTTCTTCTTTAACAGGTTCTTCCTTAGTTTCTACTTTTTCTTCAACCTTTTCTTCTGAAACTTCTTGTACAACTTCTTGTACAACTTCTTTAGTTTCTTCAGGTTGTTTTGTTTCTTCTTCTTTTTTAGTTAAATCTACTTTAGTTGTAGGTTCTGTTTTAACTAATTTTTTAGGCTTTTTTTTCATTTTAAATTCGCCTTGTTCTAGAGTCCCATCAGGAGCCTCTTTTACTTCTTCTTTTTCTGACATAATATAATATAATAATTAATAATAATTAACCCATTCCAAAAGGATTGAGTATTGGCATAGGCTCTTCACTTGGTGTTGGCTGATCTTTTTCAGTTGCACTAGTTTCAAAGCTTGTTGGTAATAAATCGTTTTGTCTTTGGTCTATTAGTTGAGACTGCTGAGTACCTTCAATACGAACTCTTTCATCTTTGCGGTCTTCAATTTCTTTTTCTTTTGCTTTCATACCATCAACTTCCATTTGTTTTAATTCTAAATCAAACTTATGTTGTTGGTTCATAATCATTATCTTGACCTCAGCTTCTTGCCTGTACTTTTCAACATCAAACTGTACTTTAGCTTGTTCAAACTGTACTTTTTGCTCTGTAAGTATTTGCTGTTTTTGAGTTTCAGCTAAAGCTTGTTTTTCAGCTGCTTCTGCTTGTGATTGAGCTTGCTGCTGTATTTGCTGTAGTTTCATAGCTTGTTCAGCTGCTTGCTTTTGCTGTCTACGTTGTTTTAATAGTTGATTAGCTAAAGTTAAGTTTTTAACTTCTCTAATATCTATAGCATCTTCTAAATCAATACCACCTGTTTTTAAAGCTATTTGTATGTTTTCTTCTAACTTAGCTTTTTCTTCATCGTCTGGCTCAAGATCTAAAAATATACCAAAATCGTATATATTTTTATCCATGAGTTCGGTTAATGTAGACACATTAAATTTAGTTATACTAGTTTGCAGCGCTGATCTAGTAAGTGGAAACATTAAAGCATCACCTATTCTAAGTGATATATTTTCACAGTTTTTAAGTGTTAAATATAAACTAGCTTGTAATATGTGTCTAGTTGCAGTATTGGAATTAGCAGCTGCTATTTTCTGTAAACCTACTAAAGAGTTTTTATCAGGGTTACTAGCATCTCTGGCCTCGTTTAATCCCGTCACATCTCTAATAAGCTGTAAGTAATATTGGTAAGTTTGTATAAGACTTTGTATTTTAGCTCCACCACTGCCGCTTTGTAATTCTTGAATAGGTACTTTACCAGGATTCATATCACCATCTTGAGTGAATGATCTACCAACAATAGAACCTGTTTGAAAATACATGTTTAAAGCTTCTTGTGGATTATACGTTGTTCCGTTACCTAAATCTACTTCAGCTAAACCATCAACATCCATGTAAACGCCATCAGGAACTACTCTAGACAGCACCTGTTGCAGTTTAAGATGTGTTAGTTGAATCATATCAGCAAAACCTGTTATACGATTAACTAATGAATCTATACGCCCTTTGTACATTCTAGGAGCACATATATTATAATTCATATTAACTTTAGTAGTGTCTGCGGCTGGCCTAGTCATATTTTGAGCCATTTCCCATCTTAACATTTTAGGATGTCCTAATATCTTAACGCCGCTATATAATACTTCTATAGATCTAAAAGCTTTAGTAAAGTTAACTTCTTCTGGCGGATTAAAAGCATCTGTTTTTTCTAATGCTTTTTCTAAGCCGTTTGGAGTTTCTTTTATTTTAAACACTTGATTAGTAAATGTTTTGTATTCAAAATACATAACTTGTATTTTATCATCAAAATATCTACCGTTCCAATCATTTCTATAGTTAGAGTTACCTGGATATTTCTCTATTTCCTTTAGTTCTTCAGGTGTTAGCATAGGAAACTGCTTTTTAAGCTCTGCCATACTAAGTCCTTTTACCTCG